GATCCCATCTACCCTATCATGCATGTTCTGTTCATGAGACATATCCTGAGCACCACGAGCAGTTTGGATGGCATCCTCAAGAAAATGTCGTGTGCGCCCCTCAATATAACCACGATTTAACATTTTCTCAGCAAGATCTGGGTTTGTGTTAAGAACACCGTAAGCATATTGACTCGTCAATTGGTCCTTCAATTCACGCTCCATTGTTGGAGCAATCACATGATATTGCCGCTCAATGCTTGTCATCTGTTGATCAAACGCCTTATATGCATCTGCTCCAGCATCTACATTTGGATTTTTAATGTTTGTTCGATATGTATCAAGGTTAGTATTACCACTAGCGATGTTGTCGCTAAACCCACGTTGAAGTAAAACATCACTCTGAGTCTTATATGCAGAATCCATGCTGCTGCTATGATACTCATTTGCCTCGATATTTAGTTGATTCCGTGCAAGTAGATTGGGAGCATTTTTCTGCATGTCAGGCAGTGCACTATCCAACTTACTCTTAAGGTTTTGAGCATAATTTGGGTCAGTGTAATTATTCGGATCTGCCATGAACTTGGCAACATCATTGCGATGATTAGCCATTGTAGTTGAGACATATTGCTGCGCCTTCATGTGAGCTTGCATCTCACCCACATCAGCAATGGTTGCACTGCCTTGCTGAATCTTATTTCCGAGACCCGCCATTGCCTCAGAAATCTTTGAACCAAATGCCTCAGGACTTGCTTGTGGACTAGTTTGGGCTGAGTCACTCAACATTGACTCTGAAGCATAATCTCCCTCTGAAATATGTTGTGCCATATTAATTCCTGAAAGCTGGATTTGTTGCTATAGTGGTTGCTTGTGATGCTCCACCAATAATGCTTGACATGACTCCAATATCACCGGCAGTCTGATCATACGACCCTTCCATGCCCGATAACTGTGCCTGATTTTGACTGTAAGTCATGCCCATTTTGGCACTATAAATCGATGATAACTTATCAAGTTCTCCCTGACGCTTAGTATCGGATGTAACATCGGTAAATGTCCCAGTATTTGCATCAAATCCAGATGCGGCCATTGCAGCACGCTGATTTGCAACATTTCGACGAGTCTTGTCATCAATCTGCTGGGCATTAAACTTACCTTGTTGAGCTTCAGCACCAGCATTATTGGCAGCAACCTGCTCATTATATTTTGCTTGAGCTTGTTGGGCATCAGCGGAGGATTTTGCTGCATAAGCAGTAACTCCTGCCCCAACAGCGGCAATCCCAATGGCAATGGCAGCAAATGACATTAGTTTAACCCTCCCAAATATAATTGAAACTTTTTGATCTCATTGGCATGCTCCTTGTAAGTATTACTCTTAACAATTAGCAATTCCTCAAGTTCAGCAACATCAGTCAACTCAGTTGGATGAATGGTAGCCCAACGCATATCCTCATGTATGAAGAGAATCTTTCTTACTCCTGGTATTGACTTAAATGTGCATGGAGCAGTAATCATTTCTACTTTGCCATTAATCATCACACTCGCTCTGCCAGTAAGAACTATGTTGAAGTGCTCAGTCTTGTGTTGGTGTCCAATTATGAATGCTCCTGCAGGCATAAAAATCTCACGATAATATATCCCTGGAGCAAAATGGTGTGCAAGTGGAAGATCAAGTTGTGGCAACCTAATCAACTCTCCCTCAAGTTGTTCAATCTTATCTATGGTAGTAAGATTACTCATTTGTGTTTACCTTTTGTATGAGTGCGCTTATAGTGAGTGGGTATGGTTGGTCCTGGACTATGGTTAAACTTGCCCCTGTATCATAAGCCATATCTACGCTGAACCGAACATTTCCAGTGAATAAACTACCATCGCCAGGTCCTCCCTCACCAAAATTTCCCTGGTCAATGAGTATGAGATGCTGCTCATCTGGCCCATGCTTAAATGGTAATGAATCTTTTACTCGGCAGATCGCCTCACTTATGCGCTTACGCTCACCTTGAGAACTTCCAGCTTGAGAACCACCATCAGGTTCAAGTGTTGCAAGAATTGAACTATAATTCAAACCAATCGCTACAGATGTCGCAGTTATTGTAATGGTTGTGGAGACTGGTGGAGACTTAGTGTTGTCGACAGTAGTCAATGTCAACGGAACAATGCCTGTGCCAGGGACTAATTGGGAGTCTATTAACTGGCCATTGGCAACGATGCTAACTGTTTGACCTTGCAAATGAGTAAGGCCACTAACTGAAGTAACTGGCCCTCCAGTATATGTTAGACTGCTGTCAAGAAAATTCATTGTGTTCAAGGTGTCGCCCAATAAGGTGTCGAAGAACTGTTGAATGAGTTCAATGTATCGAACTGTCTGTCCATTGATTGTTCTATTTACAGAAACATAGACATCATCATGATTAGTATTAGGAATGACTGCCACTGATTCAACTGTTCCACCTGCGACAGTATGTGGGTGGAATGCAGTGACATCCTGATCACGATCATAAGTGACTCCTACCAAATCACCATTATTCGCAACAATCCAAAAGGTACTCACAATATCTAATTGGTAGTCCATGTATTTGGCTCCAAGTCGATCTCTTAGTATATGTTCACTTATGATAGAAATGTCCTTCGCCACGAATGTATCATACTGAAACATGTATACCATCTCTCTTAACTTGTTACCTCCACGTTGGAGGAATACTGTGGCAACACCACATCGTTGTGCGATGGACCCAACCAACGAACCAAATTGACTTTGTTGAAAATTATCGATATTGGTAGGACTTATTCCAGTTTGAGAACTTGGATTCACTATTTCATATTCAGCCCCAGTCGTTCCAAGAAGTAATACCTGGCCAGTCTTAAGCCATACTACCCCGTCTGCGCGTCCAGATGCAATAGTGACATTTATCGCATCTGTTGCGACTACTGTTCCATCCTCCTCAGTTGGAGCCATATTATAGAAATCTGCAGATTGACTCATCCACAGTGTAGATGGTTGAGTAACCGTATTTGCCCAACAAAGTCTCTGACTGTGGAATGCAACAACAGATGGATAACCATTAACAGATGACCACGCCCCCATCGCATATGCATCAGCAATTCCGCCATTATAGATATTGTTTGCATTTACCAAGTCGAATGGAACATAGTCATTAAAGGTTCCAGACACTTGGGTTCCTGATGTATACGCTGTGATGAATAGTGAGCGCCACTGAGACCCAAACTGCATGCGAACTTGTGTTCCAACCATAGCAGCAGTGAATATGCTACTTATCGAAGTTACTGTAACACTAATAATTCGATTCAACTCAAGAACCATTGATGCTGTTGGGTATGTATATGTAAAAACAGGAAGCAGTGTCCCAGCCATCTCAGAGGTGGGAGTTACGCTTGCTAGTGAAGTTGACTGGGCCCATGTTTGTGCAGATGTGCTCCTCACATACTTACCTACATCACTCGTCTGAAAAGCTGATGAGTAACTTGATGTTATGTTCCCACTTCCATCAATTGAGATGTCCACGAGATCTGCAGGATTTGTGAAGACGTTGTCAAGCACCAGCACCGTGACTTGAGTGGCACTCACTACCGTGAGAATTTTCGCAAGATAGTAAATACCATCATTGAGAAATTCAACATATTTTCCCACTGCCGTAGTAACTGTGGGCCCAGTAAAGACATAGTTTCCACCACTATTGTGATTAGCAATAAAACTAGCGACTGATATGTTATTGCCACTAACAGCAGTAACTGTCTTTGATCCATCCCAACCCAACCCAGTCACAGTCATTCCCACCACTATTCCAGTAGCATTAGTAATATCAAGGGTGGTTACTGTTGCACCTGATATAAATCCAACAGCTAGTGTGGTCATCTCTGTCACTGCACCAGTTGCAGTGAAATCCACACCAGATCCCACTGCATCAAGTGTAGTGATGTCAGACACTAAGGCAACTTGCAACCTATTATTGCTAGTATCAGTATCTAAATATGGACCATCCATTGCAAATCCCATTGAGGCATTGGGACCACCAGTCTCATACTTATCAAGTTCCCAAGAGGTGTTGCTGAATCGCGACAGCACCATCGGTGGATAATTCGCATGAGCAATGAACATCTCATCAGCTGATTGGGCGAAATATAAACCATCAAGATCAGTATATGAGTAAGGTGTTGTTACCTCAATAGGATTGTTGCTGCCATCAACTACTAATGAACCCCCGAAATAAAATCGCACATAAAGGTGCCCAAACTCAATTACATAAGCCTGGTTTGCAGCAAACACAAACGGTTGTAATCTGATATATGAACCAAGTTTACCAGTTCCCACATATTTAGTTCCGGGTCGACGTGATATACCGCCTTGAGGTCTCACAATAAAGTTTCGCAATTTCTTGGCGCCATTTTGGTATTTGTTTACATCAACACGACCATACATCTGAGGACTCACTTCCCCAGACGTAAAGTTTGTTTGTATGGTATTTGCACGCGCCATATCACCCTGGTGTTTGCACCCAGCCAGTATTTTGACCTGAATTTGAAGTCTTTAACCACTGCTGAATCAATTGATTGGTAGTATTGTTGATCTGGTAATACGAATCCCCCACATTTCCAATCTGAACTCCATTAGGATTCACATTGCCATAATACTCATTACCTGGATTAATTGGCCCTGCCTGTGCAAACGGTGGGTCGCGAAATAAACCAGATACACCAAGTCGCGCAGGACCCCAAATATCAGAGTCAAGTTGCACTGATGGGTCCTCAACAGAGTCAACAAACCTGGCCTTCTGCATCTGCTCCTTGTATACCTTCATCAATGACTCACGTTGAGATTCAGATGCTGTAAGATTGAAACAAATCTTTGCTGCGACGTATGAAGCTAATGCCTCATCGAACAGCGGTTCATAACTATCGTAGTTCTTGATGTCATAAATATAAACCAAGTTGGCATAACTCATGTTCGTATAGATAAAAGATCCTTCTACACGGTATGGTATATCCTGCTCATCACCACCAAAATTGCCTGCCTGATTATTTAATGAAACCAACCTGATAAAATCTTGTGGAAGTTGAAATCGGTATTGCCACTTACTATTTGCAGTATATGTAGTATCAGCAGTCATACTAAGATACTTCTTTGCAAACTTCCAAAGCCCATCACGAAGAACCGCCCGTCGGCAAGTAGTCCAATTAACTGTCACCAGATTACACTCCTTGCTAGTATCATTCTCAGATACTAGCAATCTCGAACCCACTAACGTCAGCGCATTATTCGCGATTGATAGTGAGATGTCATCTGATACTGTTACATCTGGCATAAAGCAAAAGCGGGAGGGAGGACCACTCCCTCCCGCATCTCAGTTATTCTGTGCTAATCGCACTTAATCCAAGACCCACACTACATGGCCAGTCACAACTTCCGTGGACACTGTGCCGGTGCCAGTTGTGATCGTCACATAGACCTCCTTTTGGCACTCATACAAGTAACCAAGAGCCTGTGTGATAGCGAATGTAACCTGGGTTGCCCCCTGAGCAGCTGCCGCCTTGAGGCAAGTTGTGCTGTCAGAGATTGGCGTCCCAACAGTGACCGCAGACCGGTCAGTATTGAGTCCAGATCCAGTTACCAATGCCTCATCAATGTAGCCATCACCATTTGCGCCAGCGAGTCCGACCGAGAGGGTCGCACTATTGGCCAGTGTCGCACTAGCAGCAAGAATGCCACTAATTATGCGAGCACCGAATGGTAACTTCATCACTGCGAAGCTCGTTCCAGTTGTCTGACTTGCAAAAGTCAGGGTGAATTCGCTGATTCGGAGCCGACCTTGATACTGATTCGGCTTCAGCGGGAGATAGACATTGGGTTGTCCAGGAGGACCCTGATTCAACTCAGCAGAATATCCCGTTATTGTCGTTTTTGACATAATTGTTCCTTATGTTGTTGAGGTTAGTTAGCTGCCACGTCTGTTGCGATATCAGTTTCAATACCCGATGTATCGACACCTGCCTTAATCAAACCAAGATACCCACAGAGACCAATGAATTGAGCATCATTGATTTGAATAACAGTGTTTGATGGAGAATTGATGTCCAATGCACTTACAGCAGACATAATGGTGAGCCCATTAGCGCCCGTTCCAGCTTGCTGCTTAACTTCATTAGGGCCACCTTTTGCCCCCATCTCTACTCGTTCGAGCGTGACTCGCAACCCGTATTGTATTGTTCCTTCAGCCATAATGTTATAATGCTGCTAGTGCCGTCTCAACTGTTGAGGTGTCACTCGCAGACTGTATGAGTGTTAAGTATTTCTTCAACCCTGTCAACTGGGCAGATGATGGCTGAATGGTGTTTCCACCAGTAGCGACCATTACTGCCAAGTTATTCCCTGATGGAATTGCTGTGAGAGTACTAATCACTGTCTCAGCTGCACCAACTCCACTCGCATTGATTGCAAGTTTTGCTGGTGCATTATTACCATCAAGGGGTTTCAGGATCAATTGATACATAACACCTTATTTGGTTTCGTCGCAGAGAACCTGGTAGACTTTCGCCTCCCACATGCGGGTTGAATTGAACATTCCAGACACATACACCTGGATGCTGTTACGTTTGTCACGACGAGGACCGACATCAACCTTGATTTCTTCCCCGATAGCGAGCAACAAACCCTGACGCTCAAAGGCAATCGCTTGACGAAAACCAGATGAGTTGTTCTGCAAACGATTTGAGATGATGAACTTGAAACCCATGTAAGTGTCAATATCTCCAGATGCCAACGCCTTGACGGTATTGTAATCCGAATTGGTGACTTCAGTCTGGCGCAACAAAGCCTGAATTTGGGAAGGATCGACGACAATCGTCAAATCAGCTTCCATATCAGTCGTTGCTTCAGCCTTGGACAACAGGTAACGGATGTTCCGCAACTTTCCAACCGTAAGGTTGGAGTTTGCAGCCGTACCAGACTCCACATAGTTCACTGCGATGATTCCCGTCGAGGGAAATGTCACAGATGTTGAACCACTCACACCGGCATAACTCGTTCCAAATGCCGCTTGAATCACAGTATCGTCCATTGAACGACCAAGTGAGTAAACTGCGTTCGTGCAGTACGGTGAAGTTGGGTCAGCCAACATGCGAATGCGGTCCCAATTATCAATCAGGTCCGCCCAATCAAATGCCCGCAAGCCAACGCGCCGACGATCATGTGGCGTGGAAACGAGGGGTGTGTCACTGTGCCGGTTAATCACCTCAACGGCGTCAACAGGCCCGATACGATCGTAGAATTCATACTCAGCATGCTGAGATTCAACGCGAACGCGAGGGCGAAAGCGTGACCCTATCTGCTGAAATTGAATCTCGATATTTGCCCGGTAAGCATTCACCAGGGCTGTGTCAATCGAAAAACTCATAAACAAAATACTGTTTTACGGTCAGTCGGCTGAATTACCCCTTGCGGGATTCCTCCTGGTGAGATCAGTCACATCACTGGGCGATTTATCGCCATTCACTCGGTTCGGGACGTATCCCGGTTGGCCAGTAATGATACTATAAAACAAAAACACCCTGATGTAAACACCAGGGTGTCAGGATAATTATATCCTGTTATGCTGCAGCAACAGTCCCGGGACCAGTTGCGATTTTCTGCAAATTCAACATTTGTTGAACTGCCGCCTTGTGGCCTGGGTGATCTTTCTTAAGAAAAGATTTCATGAAATCTTCATCTGTTTTAAGACGCCCAATCTCTTGAGTTGCACGAGTTTGATCAGTAATCTGCAAACTGTCTGCAGCACTACCACCACGTGACTTATCCTCCACCATTGCCGCACCCATCTTAGCCAGGGACTTGATGAGACGGGGATCGTTACCACCACCCTCATTGATATAACTCATCAGATCTGGATCACCAAACTTCGTAACCACTGCCTTGGCAAGGTCCACATTCACTGCATACTTGTCACCCCATTCTGCCTTCAAGGTTTCCTCAGCTGCGGCACGCGTATTTTTAATCGCATCCTGTGCTGCCTTGGTACCTGCCAATTGATCTTGGGCATATCGTGTCAACACTGTCTCAGCCTGACGTTGAGTGAGACCGGCTTTATGTAATGCTTCAGCAGTCTGCTTCCACCGTGGGTCATCAGACTTGATTTCGGGAAATCCCTCAATCTTTGGTGGAACATAATCACCAGCAGTTTTTGGACGACCAATTGCATCGTAAAACTCATTCTGCTGAGATTCATTCCATGATGCTTCTGGAACTGCTACGCGTTTGGCACCAATCAATTTCTGTGCATGCACGAATCCCTTAGCAAGTGTGGCTACACTGTCAACATTATGCAGTGACTTTTCCACCTGTAAATCGGCAGGAAGTGACTTCACGAAGTCATTTAAGGGTGGAGTTCCTCCTGGAGGAGGTTGAGGTGCTGGAGCGCCACCACCACCTGGGGCTGGTGCTGCATCAAATAATATCTGAGACTTATACATGTTCATAACTGCATTCCTTGTTCTTGGAGATTCCGCTCAATCTGCAGAATTACCTCTTTGTGGTTGGTTTTCGCCATTCGAAGTATTGATAGGGCCAGTCGGCGGCTGCCCTCATTAAGAATTGTTTGATTCGGATCATTTGCCACGAAGGTGGACTTACTAACAAACCCAGCGGACATGATGTGTTGTAACACCACTTCACCCTCAGGTGTCCCAAATACTGCAGCATAAGAACGATGAATCATCCTACGATTAAGCAGGATGTCCTTCATCTGGTCAAACTTCTCTACAATGTCATTCACTGATTACCTCCTGCAGGCAATAGATTCTGAATGTTACCACCAGGTGATTTCGCACTTGCATCAGCAAGATTCTTTACTGATTTGCTGATTGGTTCTGCAGTCTGAGCGACTTGTGCCATTTGCTGGGCTTGCTGCTTCTGCTGACGCATCTTTGCCAGGTCATCAGGACTCCGTAACATCATACGAGGAACACCACGAGCAACAGCAAGAAGCTGGGCAGTCTTATCAAGGTCAATTGCATCCATCACATCAGGATTTATCTGCGCCATTGGTGCGAGGTCATTGAGGAACCTGCTGATTGTAACTGCTTTCGCGCCACTCTGCGCCATGGCGGCAGGACTCAAGTAGCCAACTTTCAGTTTGTTCTTCGCAATCATACCAGGAGCACGTGGTATCAAACCGTGTGAATTCAGCAATGAGTATGATCGGGCAATCATCGGACCAAGCAACTCGGATGCGAGACGCCCAAATATGGGGGCAAGTAATCTCAACTTCTCATCACGACGATCTTGCACCTCATAAGCGGTCATCTCTACATTGTCCTTCTCCATGCGAATCCAATCGGAGTAGAAGCATTCCTTGATGAATTTACGCTTTTGTTCTGCCTTCTCCTCACCCCACGGCAAGTTTCCCTTTGTTTCTAATGGTGTGATCTGTGCCTCCTCATCCTCCTTAAAGATGAGACTCCCAGGAGCAGTCTTAATTGGGAGCATGAAGGCATCATTTCGAAGAATCAATGGTGGGTCAACTTGCTTCTGACCTGCCTTCAGGATGGTGCGCTCCATAGCATTCAGCATCTTGATGTCAGGCAAACACTTCTTCGCCGGACTGCGGCCATATACCTCACCTGCTAACTTAGTCCATCGAGCCACATGATATGGGAAACTATCATATCCAGACTCCAATAAAGTTTCATGAGTGCTCATGCACACCCAGATTGATGCAAATGGTTTATTACGGGATGTTGCTTTCTTTGGGTCACGATCGGTATTTGGACCAACCCAATGGACTATGTCCATCAATTTATCTGGGTCGTCAGCAAACTTCAATACACCAACAGGTAACTCACCGAACTCCTGTTTAAGTTGACGAATACTCCACGAAAAGTAGCGACAAACAGAGTCCACCCTGCCCTTACTATTTTCAGTAAAGTAGCACATTTGAAGTGGGCGTGCGGCAAATAACAATCCTTTGGCATCCTGGTCCCACTCTTGATTCAACACGCATGTCCCAAATGAGCCAATATCCATGTATACCTCATGCATGGCAAGATTCAACATGCTACCCTCACGCTGATAGTGGGTGTATATCAAGTCGCTAACTGTCTGGAGCCATGCGACAACAGATGGATCTTG